CCATCATCTGCAAAGGATGGTGATGACTCACTCCCGTGGGTCAAATACTACTCACACGGATTCCAAGGTCCTGGTGGCCACCTGATCGATAACTGTCTTACTACCAAGAACCAAAAGTGTCCTGTGTGTGAACACAATTCCGGACTCTGGAATTCGGGTATCAAGGCTAACAAGGATATCGTCAGCAAGCAAAAGCGTAAGTTGAATTATATCGCTAACGTTTATATTGTGTCGGATCCAAAGCACCCTGAGAATGAGGGTCAAATCAAGTTGTTCCGTTTTGGTGCTAAAATCTTCGATAAGTTGACTGAAGCAATGAATCCACAATTTGAGGATGAATCGCCTATCAATCCATTTGATCTGTGGAAGGGTGCTAACTTCAAGTTGAAGATTCGCAAGGTTGAGGGTTATCAGAACTATGATAAGTCTGAATTTGATTCACCTTCTCCGTTGTCTACGGATGACGATAGGTTGGAAAAGATTTGGCAAGCAGAGTTTGCTTTGTCCGAATTGGTTGGCGACTCCGAGTTCAAGTCCTATGATGAACTCAAAGGTCGTCTGGAGAAGGTCCTAGGCCTTAACGGTGAAGTTCCTGTCCGTACTACTGTCGAACAGGCAAAGGCTGCTCCAAAGCCTCCTATGCGCGAACCAGAGATGGTTTCGGATGACGATGAGGATGACCTGAGTTATTTCTCTAAGTTGGCTGGGTCTGAATAAGGCTTAGAAGTTAAAAGAAACCCCGCCGGCGGGGTTTTTCATTATACAGGTCGTAAATTTTGTCTTGTTATTTTCTGTAATGAAACATCATCAGTTCGTACAGTAACTGAACTATCAATCATTGGTCCGCCGGAGCCTTGTGTTGTGGTACTCTTGGAATTGTCCATTTTAATTATTTGCGGCGTGGTATTCTCCGACATTTTTAAGTCTTCATTTTGAGTTATTGCTGATTGAACTCTGGCCCCAACAGGACTAGGTTCTGCGGCAGTTGGTGCGGCAGTTGGTGCAGGCGAAAGAGTTGGTGTTTCGGATGATGCTGCAGGAGATGCGGCTGAAATTTTACCAAAACCACCATCCGCTTTCTTTCCATAAATTCTCTTTTCCTTGTCCGGTAAAAGAGTTGCTGCTTTCATCTGTGCGCTAGCTGGAGAGATATGAACTAATTTATTGACTCTCTGAAATTGCTCCTCTGTCATATCCTTATATGTGCCGATGCGCGAGTTCATATTCTTCTTCATTTCGGTCAGTTCATCTTCTTCTATGGAGCCTTTCTTTTCAAAAGATTTTATCTTTAACTCCATATTATCCGAGTTAAGTTTTTTATCTACCTCTTTTGAAGGTCCAAACTTACTCTCAATCCAGGTGCCGAGTGTGGCATTAGGATTCTTTGTTATAAGTTTAATTTGACTGTCTATCCACGGAGCAACTATATTTTCGCCAATTTTATAACCAGCAATTGCCGCGGCGATCAATGCACTCAATGCACCACCAACTCTGAGGAAGCTTAGGAATTTACCGGCGAGAATCTCAAAACTTCCTAGTTCAGCAAGCCACTTTAATGGATTCAACCAGCCAAATAAGCCATTTACAAAATTATCCACCCAAGTTTTGACACCCTCGATTGCCTTGGCAATTAACTCAAAAAATGAAGGGCCTTCACTCTTTTTTTCTACAGTCGTTACGGTGACTTTTTTTCCAGTTAGTGCGTCAATTAATTCTTTGTTACGTCTTTCTTTTTCCGATTCATGTTCTTTGCGAAAGTTCCTTTCCAATTTCCTTTGTTTTGATTCTTGCTGATTGTTTAACAAAATCAAATTGTAGAGTTTGGCTAGAACATCAGAAACGGAATCTCCTGATTTAAGTTTTGGTCTAATCCCTTCACCGACTTTTGAATATAATGCGGCAGAATCAAATCCTCCTGCAACTGGACTAGTTTTACTTCCACCTGTTTTTATATTCCTCGTGTCAGTGAAGTATCGCATATCTGCTTTTGATCTACCGCCGATTCGGCCAGCCAAGGAAGTAGCAGTTCTTGATCCAGTTAGATTTCTTACAATATTCAAAGGATCAAACATCTCTTTGATACCCGTTATTTTGGCACCAAATGTTTCAGATATTCCTCGACCGACGCTACCGCCTATGGAAGCGCCAGTACCCTGCTCATTAATCAGTCTTTCTCGTACATTACCGAATATTCCACGTTCTCTTAATTCGGATGTTCGTTGGTATTTGTCTGATCTTGTTTTAGCCATTTTGATTTCTTATTGTTGGTGTAATGGTAAATCTCTTGGTGTTTCTTTTAGTACACCAGGCTGCTTTGCTCCGGCCGACACAATTTTGGTTGAATTATCTTGGATTACGGTTGTTTGGCCTTTAGATTGTTTCTTTGCGTCTGCATTTTCGATGGAGGATTGATTTAATTTTTCGCCGCTGGTGGCTTCCGAACTGAGGTTGGAATATTTTTGAGCTTCTTCTAATTGAGATTGTGTTGTTTTGCCGATATTGGTGTTGGGATCAAAAAGTTTATTTAATTTATTTTTATCTGTACCTAAAGAACCAGAGGCGACATTACCTATTATCCATTTTAGGGCCTCTTTATCATCAGTGAAACTATTTAATACACTCAAACCTTTTTGGGAATTTCCTCCACCTAGAGCATTCATCATATAAGCACCAGTTGCTTTTGCTGCGGTGGTGAAGTCTCTCGTTAGCGCGTCAGGATCCTTTACGAGGTCAACCCCAATAATATTACCAATTTTTTCATAATTACCTTTACCTGTAATCTGTATAAGGCCTCGACCTCTATATTTGTATGCATCGGCACCGCCAGGATAAACTAAAGTAAACCACGCCTCATCACCTTTATCCATAACATTCTGTATATAATCTGCAGGAACTCCAGTTTTGTCAAACCCCAGTTGTTTGGCAACTCGGCCTCCTGCAGCTAATTGTGGAAATTTTAAATAAAGATAAGCGATTCCTCTTTTTTCGAGCGTGGCCCTCCAAGGTTTAACACCATCTTCTGGTTTGAAAGGGTCTAGACTGGACTCTTTGGCCGATGTTGCAACTATTGCTGCAATAGCGGATTTACTTGTAATTCCTAAAACTCCCAATGCTAAAGCCAATTGTGCAGCTCGCCCACTTAAATTTTTGGCTCCAACCTTAGTTTGTGGTTTTTGAACTTCTTTAGTCGCTGAAGGTTTTGCGGTTGGTGCCTCCTTAGGTTTTTCAATTGCAGCGACCTTCTTCTCCGGAACCTTTGCAGGTTCTGTTTTAACTTCTGTTGTTTTGGGTTTCTCAATTGCCGCCACCTTTTTCTCAGGAACTTTAGCAGGCTCAGCCTTCGGAGTCTCCATTTTAGCCTCTGGTGGCTTAGGCTTCTCTATGGCCGCTACCTTCTTTTCAGGTGCCTTGGTAGGTTCAACTTTAACAGGCTCGGCTTTAGGTTTCTCTATTGCTGCTACTTTTTTCTGAGGTGTTGCTGTAGGAGCAGGTGCCGGAGTTGGTGCTTTAGAAGGAGTCGGAGCAGGTGCTGGTGCCTTAGATGGTGCAGGAGTCGTCGGCTTGCCTATCGCCTTTTCGACTTTTCTAGTCTCTACTTTTTTCTGTTCGGGCTTTTGTGGTTTACCAATCGACTTGATGAGTTCTTCATGCCGCCTTTGGTCTTCTCGTTCTATTTCCTTGGAAAAGTTTCGGGCTAATTCTTTTTCCAACTTATTAATTTCATAAGAGGTTTTTAAGGCAATGTACAGTTTTGCGCCGACATTTGCCAACCTCTCATTTTTATTCAACTTGCCCCTGCTACCATCGGAAACATTGGCATAGAGTGCAGTGCTTACATTACCAACTTTTGATGCAGAGGGTGCTTGAGTTTTTGCTGGCGTTTTTCCAAGAAAATGACTCATATCTTCTTTGGATCGACCAGTTGCTCGGCCGATTAAACCAACACCAAGACCGCCGGTCATTTTTCTGGCAAGATTCAGGGGATCAAAAGCCTCTTTGATCCCTGTCACTTTCGCACCTAATGTCTGTGATACTCCACGGCCGATGCCACCGGCAATAGAACCTCGACCTTCAATAAGGTTTTCGGTTATATTACCTAGTAGGCCACGTTTTCTTAGTTCCTTGGCTTTTTCGTATTGCTGTACTTTGCTCATTTCTGTTTCTGCTTAATTTTTTCATTTTCCGATTCTATGAACTGTATTAGCATACTCACATAAACATCACGTTCCCAAGGTATCATCGACTCCAATTCTGACAAACTATATTTATGGTGTTGCATCAATGCAAAGTTTGTCTTGTAATAATTTCTTAATGTATCATGACGAAAAATTAGACGAAAAAACTTTCGAGTCCTTCAACTTCAATATTGTGATTGAACTGACATTTGTTACATGTAATATCAATCTTCTTATTGAGTTTAGGTAGATTATTGAAAAACTCTTCGATCTTGGAGAATTGTTCCTGATTTAAAGATTCAATGAACTCGGTCATTTCGCCGGGTTGTGCTTCTTTTGCATAGTAGAATTGTTCACCATCATAAATGTATTCCACGCTATTGACAATCATATCAAATGCAAGATCGGTAACTGACTCATATTTGGTGGTGCTATTTAAATTGGAGAACTCTGGATACTTTAACTTGATACTGATATTTTCAGTCAATGGAATTTCATCTTTGATGTTTTCATCTTTTTGAATTTTAATATCAAGTAGGTTGAACTTTACTTCCATGAGGTTATTACAGGTGTCCTCTTCGACAACATTCTCGCAGCGATATTTACTTTCAACCACCTCACCAACCGATCTGGCACGTAGGTTAATGAAGTAATATTCAACATCAAGAATTGGTAACTTGTCAATATCAACATCTTGTGTCAGTGTACAATTATGTAAAACTTGACGAATATTATCTTCAATTGTATCTTTATCTTCAGATTCCATTGCCATCATAAGATTACGTTGCTCTTTTACCAGAAATGGCCTGAACTTGATTTGTTTCTTAGATAAAGGTAATTCTAATTGATAAACGGGCGCATCTAGTTTGGGTAAAGCCATTATATACTCTCCTCAGTTTGAAAATTATTTAAAAGGGTTGAAATTTTTTGCTATATCAATAGCACTTGGAATTATTTCTTTGGCGCTTTCAAAGGCACCAGTCAATCCACCTTGCTCAAAACCAGCAACAATATTTGATAGTCCACTCTGCAATAGACTGGATCCAAGTGCTTGTATTGAGTTATTCTGCCAATATGTATATGCAAAAACAACTGTCAACTTATGGTATCCATCCTGTGTCCAATCAAGATCGAGTTGGTTGATTGATACGGGAAATGAATCTATTAAATTAATTGAATATATTAATTCATTTTGATTATCATACTGATTAACTTGCATCGTGGTCACATAATCTTTTTTATACTTGAAATCAAAATTATACGAAGGTTGAATGTACTCCATCCACGCATCGAACATTTTCTTCTCGGCCATATCACCAGAAACAATAAATGTCATTTCAATTTCATTATATGTAGATTGGTATGGAAACTTTTCTGTTGGATTTGATCCAAATTTCTGTTCTGTTGTTGCAAAGGTTCGACTCGGAAACTGGGTGGATTCACACCGTAGATTCAAATCTCTTGCGGTACCAAGGTAGGGAGTCAGAACTAATGGAACAGGAATAGAAACATCAAACCTACTCGGCCTGGCAACATCTTTATTAAAACTAGATTTAAATTCATTTAAACTTGGCATTTATGAATTCCTTATTTGCTTGACTGAATCTTCCCATACTTTTGTTGCTTTGGCCTTCTTGAACTGTTGTATCGGTAAGAATATTGCAATGTCCCATTCATTAGGTTGTACAGTTAACATCTTCGATTGAATCTGGCTATTCAAGTACCTTTTAATACAAGGATTAAACTCTTTCATACGCCTAGACATGCTCAATATTTCATAAGAAATTCGAATCCGTTTAATTTCATCCTCTGGTGTATAAACTGCATAGTCGAGCAATTTATCAAGGAAAGCAACTCTATACTTCAGTGGCAAATAATGCAAGTTCAACCCTAGAAAACCATCAGGGTACCTATCAATGATTAGTACTAATGGAAATCTATCATAGTACGGCATATCATCTTTTGTCTTAGGATCATAATAGAAGTAATATAATCCACCCAAAATAAACTTATCATTTTTTCGGAATTGCTCACGATTCATCATCGAGGCGATGTTGCTCGTTTTCTTCATATCAGCAATTTTACGCAGCAACCATTTAATTGAATCTTGCGTCAATGTTTGTAGTTGTGCTGCAGTTTTCTGCTGTGCTAGTGTTGTTAGTTTTGATGGCATGTTACTATTTATAAGCAAAAAAAAGGAGCACCGAAGTGCTCCTTTCAAGTGTCACTCTACGGTGACTCAAAAATCACATCAAATTCTTAACTCCAAACAGGCGGTAGTAAACATTACTACGTGCCACTAGAGTCTGACCCAAGTTGGCGTGTGCTTCTAGACCACGTGCAAATGGGTTTGCGACCATGCCGTAACGAGTCTTGAAACCAATCTTAGGTTGGAATGTGAACTGATCAACTGCACGAACCATTTGTAGCGGAACGTATGGGCAATAGAACAGACCAGCATCATAAGGCGAAGAACCCTTATAACCGATTGTGACAAGTTCTTGGTTGGTTGTATAACCACCGAAGTATGGGTCGATGTAGACCTTGATGCGACCATGCAACAGACCAGCGAAGGTGTTACCTGTGTCATCAACTTGTAGGTCAGCCTGTAGAGCAGGTGTGTACGAAAGAACACCAGCCATCGCCATAGCAGATGCAACGTCTGACGAAACGATCAGAACGTTACCCTTACCGCGACGAGTTTGCTTGGCGATAACGTTAGCATCACGCTCGATTTGGAAGATAAGACCCTTGAAACGCTCAACAGACCAACGACCGTTAGAGTCGGTGTCTAAGTCGAACGAACCAGCAGTAGTTGTACCGTACTGAGCACCAGCAACAGCGCAGGTGTAAATTGTACGGATAACTTCACGGTTGATTTCAGCAAGAATTTCTGTAGACAGAATGTTGGATAATTCTGTTTCAGCGTCAAGACCGTGAATTGCCTTCAAGTCTTGTGCAAGTTCTAGCGAGTACTCAGCCTTCAGTGCGCGTGACTGAGCAGTAACAGTAACCTTCTCGATTGAGAAAGCCATCTCTTTGAAAGCAAGAGCGCCAGCAGCATCAGATCCAAGAACTTCAGCATTTGAAGTAGGCATGCCTGTACCGGTTGTGATAGCAAGCGATGTTGTATTCTGGAAGTTACCGTTGGTGTCCGAAGCAGTTGTACCTTGGAATCCATAAGGATTTTGAGCGGATCCGCGACCCGAGAACATTGTGTTTGCTTCGTTGAAGAAAGCCTCATCACCAGTCTGACCGCTGTAGCGTGCGCGCATTGCGAAGATCAGACCTGTAGGTCCTGTCATCGGCTGAACACCAGCAACGTCATAGGCGATTAGGTTAGGAAGCGAACGGCGAACCAAGCTGATTAAGATTGGATCAAAGTTGCTGATGCCGCCTGTAACGTTTGTAGCACCGGTGGAGCTAATTTCGTTCAGCGACTGTTGGTCTTGGCGCATTGCTTGTTGTTGATTCTCCAGAACAAGGGCAGTAACTGCCTTCTTGTATGGATCCTTAATAGCATCAAGTTCTGGATGCTCCAGGACTGGCTGCCACTTCTTTTGTAGTTCTTCTGTTAAGTACATATAAACCCCTTATTTGATTAATGTTTGTGAAATCGTTTTAGCGTATTGTGCTATCATTGGATCTTCAGAAATAAATGATGTAGTCTTCTTCTCTTCTTCGATCACAACTTCATCGTCAAAGGAATTATAGCTCGGCGCTTTAGATTCTACTTTGAAATATGATTCTTTTAACACATCTAACTTATCTGCAAACTCATCAGAATACTCAACACCCTCTGCGAGTGCTTTCAGTTTTTCCACTTGAGTTTGTGTCAGGCCTTCACACGCTGTGTAGATAGCCTCTAATTTTTTTTGTTCGTTTAAATCTTTGTTCATTTCAACATTACGATTGATTTGCTCGTTAAGTGCGTCCTCAAGTTCTTCAACACGGGCTGCAAGTTCTTCGGCAACGTCAACCTTCTCTGAAGGAATGTCAATATAGTGTTCTGTGAATAGGTCGCGTAAGCCGCCGATAAAGTCTTCGACGATTTCTGCACGGAGACCACGTTCGATGGCGAGTTCGTTCTCTTTCATCCACTCTTCGACCATGTAACCAAGATAACCGTCAACCTTTTCAGCAAGGTCATCCTTGATTTCTTCAACGGCAAGTTCGAATTGCTCTGTCAGTTCGCGTTCGGCTTCAAGAATAACTTCTTCGGCGCGGGCAACAACAGCGGCTTCGAAAATTGTAGAGGCGCGAGAAACGAATTCTTCCGAAAGGTTTTCACCTTGCAGAAGTGCATCGATATCTTCTTTCATTTTTTCTTTCATTTTTTCTTTCTTCATCATTTTTTTATCTTCGGCCTCATCTTCATGTCCTTCTTCATCGTCGCATTTGGCTTCATCGAGAAGGTCGTCATCTTCGAATTCTTCTTCTTCTTGTGCCATGAATTGAGCACCTGGATTCTTAGCCATTGTTTGACGACCTGGCTTACCTTCAGGCTGATCAACCGAACCTTGTTGGAAAGATTGTGCCTTCAGTCTCTTCATTGGTTCAGAACCAACAGGTGGTGTAGCACCGGGTGCCTTTGCTGTAGGCGCACCTTTAGTAGCCTGAGGGCCACCATCGGTTGTTTGTGTGACTTGCGTTCCAATATCACCGCAATTACCCTGCTCATCGGCAGCAAGTTTTTTACCTAGACCAAATTTATCACCGCTACCCATCTTCGAGGTTGTTTGTCCAAGAATTTCTTTAGCGGCTTCTGACAGATTGAAATTTCCCATTTGAAAAGCTCCTTGTTTTCTATATTGTATATTTATATATTATAATTTTTTCATGAAGGTTTCGAATATACGAAGACTTACTTGTTCAATATCCTTACTCGAAGCCTTAATGATTTCTCGTTTGGCCTCTTGATATTGCATTTCAGTCCAAATACCGTCTACTAACATCCAATCCTTATTTTCCATAATACCTTGTACGAAGGCACCAGGAGCAGAGGGATCTGCTACAATATCTGCCGCTGTGGCTAGATAAAAATCATTTTGAACAATATTAACACCGTTAACATTCTTCAAAGAACCCATACCTCTAGATGAAACTCCGAGTTGAGCACCACCTTCAATTAAACTTCTTGCGATGTTACCCATTGGAGTATCCAGAATCTTGGCTCTACCAATCCATTGGTTGCCATCTTCTCTCAAACCAACAATCATGTGTGAAACACGATCAAGATTAATTGCAGGAGAATCTGGATGTCCAAGTTCACCAAACGCACGATTTTTGTTAATGTACTCTTCGGTGTAACGGCCGACTTCTTTTTTCATCGTGTCATATTCATAAAGACGACCATTCTTGTTCTTCTTTTCGGAAACAAGAAATGGACCCTCAATGAACAAGGACTTTTTACCGTTAGACTCTTCGATAACGAAGTTAACGGATTCGATAATTTCTTTTATGAGTTTCATGGGTGTAGTCCGTAATCTCCAAAGTTGAATGCTGCAGGATCTCTATAAACGCCGATATCATAATAAGTGGAATTCTTATGTAGTTCCATAATTATTGTATAGGCCGCATTTGCTGTGGTACCAACTGTTTGAATTACGAGATTTCCTGTTGGATTTACAGCATTATTTGGAATCGCTGGAAAATTGCCCATCGGATTTGTATCGCCGGAACCAACACCAATTGCAAAAATTGTTTTATCATTTGCTGCAGTATCACCTTGCCATTTGATTTGGACGTGGCCAACTTCAGCATCAACAGAATAATTCAATCGGGTTACTGTCAGACAGTTTGTTCCGAAGCCAGCAGGAAGTGTATTACCTGATACCCATAGTCTTCCGTTTGCGTTTAGTGTACCACTAAGACTTGTAGCGTCCAACATTACGGAACGTTGTTCATCTCCGCCAGCAGAGTCGAAAATACCAACACGCTTAATTACAACACGCTTATTGGTATCGACTAGAATTTGTGTACTATTTGATGTTGCCATGTTTTATCCTAGTTCACTTCTTTTTGGAAGGAGTAGCAGGTTCATCTTTAACAGGCTTTCTGCTATACACAGTACCTGTTGAAATCTTCTTGGAGGTGAATCCTGCTTTTTCACCAGGTTTCATTGTCTGACTCTTGTAATCTGGACTAAAAGGAGATGATTCGCTAACTGCATGGCCGGCTTTCTCAGCAGCACCAAGAACAGCAGCGCGGTCTGAATAACTACCTTTGTATGTACCTTTTTGCAAATGTGCTGTATATTTGCTGTGATGTTCTGGTTTGATATGTTTCAGAACTTTGTCGGCATCTGGATGCATTTCACCGACAGCCTCTTCCAAGTCTTCCTCTTCATCATATTCTTCTGGTTCATTGTCATCATCTTCTGGATCAATATCAGTTTCTTCATCATGTTGTACGATTAGACCTCTAGCGATCTCTTGCTTCTTGTCTTCGATGTGTGCAGTAACCTTATCATGGATTGCAGCATATAATGCATCACGCACACCAACAGCATTGTCGTCAAATGTGTAATCGATAATTTTTCTTGTGTCGGACATAGTAAACTCCTTGTTTATTGGATATTTATAATTTATTTATGTTAAACCAAATCGTGCCTTGGTTGCGTTGTTATAACGCTCATATGTTTCTGTTTCTGCTGTCATATTAGAATCCGTTGGTGGCTGGGTTGTAGAACACCTTGCCAGTCACGTTGGTGGTTCGGGCAATGGTGGGCGTTTGATAGTTGAATTCTAAGAGAGCGTCTCCTTCAGATTCACCAAACACAATCCTTACGGCATAATACTGGCCAGCAGTCAGCGCAATACTGCCACTGATTTCTTGAGCACTGTGGTCGCCGCCGTTGTTGATCAGTGCATTGCCTGTGGTGAATCCTGTGACAGCAGTGGGGCCAATCCACATGTAACTGGCATCATCGCTGTTGAGGAAGAATGTGTGGGTCTGAGTGGTGGTGGGTTTGAAATAGCCCAACCATTGCACACTATAATAGTCATTATCGTCTGAATGATAAATTTGTGTGGTTTCCACAGATGTATCGTAGGGATCGTTGTAGTCAAAATAAGCTGGATAATCGTTGAAGTTTCCCCCATAAATGCCTTTGAACAATCCTGCAACATAAACGACAGATGGTACAGAAACAAATCTCTGATTGTTCATCGTCATCATCATAAACCCGGACATTACACGACTCCTGTGCCGTTAATGAACCATGTGTTTGCTTCTGCCATGAATAGCGTTGCCATTCCGTAAGTTGTCACGTTTCGAGACTGTGATGTTGTGTTACCAACAAGATACAATGAAACTCCGGTGTTTGGCGTAATCGTCACATTTGCACTAGATGTTGTCTTTGATACCACCATAATAGTCGAACCATTGATGAATGGAACACTTCCACTATTCGGTATGTACAGTATTACATTTGCAGACTGTGTGTAATAAATGTATTTACCGGCATCTACTGTAGTGAGAGAGTATGTTGTACTTTGAGGATTTTGAATAACACTATTTGCAGCGGTATTAGCCTGATTAAAGGACGCCACAGAGAAATCATAAGGTGCGGCATTCGTTGTCTGCTTAGTACCGTCAACAAAGTTTATACCGTTACTTGCACCTGTAATGTATATACCACCAGAGTAAACATTACCTTTGATGCCGGCGCCACCATTACTGATAGCAAATGACTCGGTTGCAACTCTGCTGCCTCCTGGCGTCACTCCGTCATGTACGGTGAGCGTTTGGTTGGTGGTGTCAACGATCAATTCACCACTAGCACCGACAATATTGGCTAGTGTTGTATTTGCATATCTTTTAAACTGTACTGTTCTGGACATTGTTGATTTTCGTTTTTGTGGTTATTTAGACACAAAATAAATATTAATGAATGTTCTCATAGACTCTTAGAAAAACATCATTGTCGTAAATGCCGATGCCGACACGGCAACAGAAGGTATTTCTAAAGTAATTGGACCAACTCTTGAAGCTATAACACCTTCAGTCTCATCAGTGGCAATGCCTACTTCAAAACCCCAGTAGCCAGAAGATGCTATAGATGTATCTGTAACTTGAATTACTTGTATATTATTTAATAGTACTGTAATTGTAGAACCGATTAAACTAAAAGATAAAGGAAGCCCTGTTGTATCTACGGTTGTTGAAACTATGGTACTATCTACACTTGCAACTTTTTTATTTAGACTAATCTGATTGTATTGAATATTAAGAAAATAGCCGTCGGTAATATCTGCTGTCGGACCTGGAGTAGATCGTGCATACACATATACAGGTATATTATATTGGGCAACTGGTGTAGGGTATACTGTAGTAGATATTGTCGCATCTGTTAATGAAAAAGAGTGTCTAAATAAACCATAACCGTTACTATCATCAACAGATACTTCGCCTGCATTATATTGTACTAGATTTTTTGAAGAAGTTATTTGCCAACGACCGCCGCCAGTTGTTGGTATTTTATTATGCACTAACCCATTTCCAAACCAAGACTCTGAAACAGGTAAAGTATCCGAAATAATTACAGGATTCCCACGTACTCGCAACAACACCACCGGACCACGCACATTAGTACTTACGCCTGCAACCGCAGCCCCAATAGTGGGAGGCGTAGTGCTGCTGCCGCTGCCATTTGTAACTAGGCTGTAAGCAGCAAATCCACCAATGTCGCTTCCTGCAGCTGTATCCGGTTCACGAAGCTCACCTGCTGTATCAAACACAGCACCTGTAGCCGTGACCGAATGGTCAGAAAATTGATTTGGGGTAGTGTCATCAGTCGGTATGCACATTGCCCAAATAGCAAGGTCACCTTCTTGAAAATTAGTCGGTGTGTCGCCGTCGGTAAGCGCAACCGACATAGATCCGGCTGGATCGACAGTATTCTGGCCACTTGCAGAGCCATAAGATAGTACATAATTATCAGAAGGAATGCGGACAATAAATGCCCAAAGAACATTAGAAGTCTGCTCGGTACCAAAATTTGCCGTGCCAGTTTGTCCTGCAACTGGTGTGTCCCAAGAAAAAACTCTAAGATTAGTATTTCCAGTATCTATACCAGGAATATTGGTATAACCGCCTCCTTGATAAAACTCTGCTCTTTTAGTCCATCCAGGTGTAATTATTTCACCTACGTTAACATTTCCAGAAGTGTCTAGACTTGGCTTTTGACCTGCAAACATAAGCACTACATCAGTGCTTTGGATACCTGCTGGATAAGCAGGCTGCACATTAGCGCCACCTGCTCTATAAAAAACAGTACCTGCTACTGGAGTGCCGAATGCCACAACGTACTCCTTTTATGTAGGCTGATTACTTGAGCCTGAGCGCCGTTCACGAAACCGCTACCAGACCAACTTCCACTAACCAGTATTGTCATATTCTTGTCGCCTTAATCATTACACTGGGGTTGACTGCGCCTGCAGTAAACGTAACTACAATGCTATCACCTTCATTAACAGTATTTGCAGATGTTCTAGTCACCGTTGTTGTAGTTGTTCCCACAGACTGATCTCCGCCGCCTACGGCAGCGCCACCTGTAACATTGGTGGTATTAATCTTAACGTTTGCTGTTGCGCTACCCGATACACAGATCATGCTAGTTTGATTGATGTTAAACGCAAACGGCGACTTAAATAGTATGGTATAATCACTAGCCGTCGTTGTGCCTACAAATGACCATGACACACCTCCTGTCGATAGCGTATTGGCTTTATTGTATGCGTTCTGTGCTAATGTATTTGCAGTATTAAGGCCGCCCTGTAATGCTATTGTATTTGCGGATGCATCCACACCGAGAGTATAAGCACTTGTTGCTAATGTATTTGCTGATGTAATTAGTGTATTCTGGTATGCATTAACGGCAATCAATGATGCAATATTAGCATTAGCAGTATTAAGGCCGCTCTGTAGATATATTGTATTAGCGGATGCCGTATTTGCAGTATCTCTAGCCAGTTGGTCTGCACCCGAACCGGCAGTTGCAGGTTTAATTACAAAGTTTAAATTGGCTGAGTCCCATGTAGGAACAGAACCATTCTGAATATTGATGATTTGTTTTCTGTCAATGTATGCAACGTCTTGTAAATTCAGAAGTTTTACTTCGCCGCCACCGGAATCATTACCACCACCAAAACCGGAAGAAACTACTTGATTTATTTTTTCTTTGTAGTTGTTTAATTCTATTTGAATGCTTTGCTTGAAAGAAGCAAGATTACTATCTATTTTTATTTGGTCGGCATCTTTACCTGCAGGTCCTGCGGGACCAGGATCACCTCTGTCACCCTTATCGCCTTTGTCACCTTTTACACCTTGAACACCATCGGCACCATCGACACCATTTGCTCCGCGTTCACCCTTTTGACCCTCAGGACCTATTGGACCAACTTCACCTCTATCGCCCCTGAGGTCCAGTATCACCCTTATCGCCTTTTGGTCCTGTAAGACCCATTGGTCCCGTTGCACCAGTATCACCCTTTATACCTTGAGGACCAGTTGGTCCCTGAGGTCCAATCGGGCCATTATGCGGACCTTGTGGTCCAGTCGGGCCGCGCTCACCATCATTACCTTTTTCACCCCTGTCACCCTTATCACCTTTAGGTCCAGTTGAGCCTTGAGGACCTTCTGGACCCTGAGGACCTTCCGGACCAGTTAAGCCAGTTAAACCTCGGGGACCTTCTGGTCCTACTGGTCCCACAGGACCAATCAAACCTTGGCGGCCGGTAGGACCTTCTGGTCCAGGAACACCACCTCTACCCTGAGGTCCTTGCGGACCCTCAACATATTCAATTAAAGGTTTCTTTGTTGCGAGCCTTTTTACTTCACCAATTTCTTCTTTCAGTTTTTCAACTTGTTTTTTTGTATAAGAAACTGATGCGGCAATAATTACAGCTTCGTTTAAAATTGGTAAATCTTTTTCTTTAGGCATCTTCGTCATCAATCATTTTTTCAAAAAATCTATTCATAGTTTTAGTCAAGTCTTTATCATTGCCAGCATCTTCATTGTCGACCAAAGAGCCAATGAATTTGCTTACGGACTCATTTAATTCTTTTTGTTCTTCGGTCAGTTCTACGGTATTTATTGGCTCAACAATATAATTTTCAGCCTTTGATGCCGCAGGAGCCGCAGGAGCCGCAGGTGCACCGTCGGCACCGGCTTGCATTTGTTGCAACATAAGTTTTGGATCAGGAGTTATTCCTCCTTTAATCTCCGCATCAATTTCTTTTTGCATTTCTTTGATCTCATCATCTGTCAAACGCAACACAGTTCTTTGAATCCAAGCCTGCGAGAAATATTTACCGGTATACTCATCGACTTGCTGAAGCAGAGATAACCTATCTCTCATCAATTCGGCTTCCTTCAACTCGCTGAAATTATTGTCTTTGATGAAGTCGTAATAAATGTGTTCCCTGAACTCGCTCCACTCCTCTACAGTGCAAATGCCCTTGAGTACGCATTGAACCTTCATTGCTTGGTCAAATACATCAGAGAATTTATTACGCATTCTCGAAACAAACTTTGCAAATTTAAGTTCATCTCTGGTAATTTCAGATGCTCGGCCTAATGAAAATCCAGAACTCTCCGGATTTAAACGAGAAATCGGAACATTCAATGAATTGTACAGCTTCTTTTCAAAATACTTAACGTCTTCCAATTCGCCTAGATTTTGGCCACCAGGTAACGTAGTAATTTCTGTACCCTTACCACCTTCTCTACGTGGTAACCAGAAGTCTTCCATCATGGACATATGCTTGCGGTCATCACGAATTTCACCAGTGTTTGCATCATATACAAGTTTGTTCTTATACTTGACCATGATATCACGGAGATATTGTTCAGCCTTTAACTTAGGCAAATTGCCAACGTCAATATAAAAGATTCTTCGTTCTGGCGCTCTAGAGATGCGATAGATGACAGTAGCATCCTCGATCATACGCAACTGATTTAATGGCTTGATTGCTTTGTGTAGGTATGATAACACTACTGCCCGGCGGGAGTCCATAAGTCCCGACACAACGGAGACGATAGAATCGGAAGTGATGCGGACACCGACAGGACCAAAGTTGGAAGATGAAGCCGAGGTAACCTTATCATTGAAGATGTAGTACTCATTCACCACATTCATGATATCAACTCCAGTACGTTCATCTTTTTGCTTTTTAATTTCACGAACCTTGCGGAGTTTTCTCGGATCAATGTAACGTAGTTCTTTAATCCCTTGCGTAGGGTTTTCACGGTCGATGATGATATGGAAGTGCAATCTTCCATCAACATAATATCTACGGAAAATATCTTGAGCCATATTACTATAATTTAGTAACCTCAAAACATTTGCAAATTCTGCTCGAATTGAATTCTTGATTTTCTCTGGCTGTTTCAGATTATCCAAAACAATTTGAATAGTCTTACCATCATCATCTTGGCAAATTGCTTCATTGACAATATCATCAATAGCAGATTCAATCTCCGGTTGCATCGACATTTCACGATAACGCGAGATTAATTCTACTTCATTTTTTGCGGTGCCATCCAAATCGACATACGTACCATAGTATGCAGCCGATGTGATAGTTAATGCACCATCATCATTTGTTGGCGGAGTAAATGACTGTTGCACGGTCTGGTCATCATTTGACTTTTCCCGTGCAATAGTAAATCCAAAAAGTGAAAATTTTGACGCGGACATTAAGTATTTCCTTCCATTATATAATTCCAATCACTTTTCGTATTTACTCTATCCCAAATTTGTTTATATGTCAATTTTATATTATTTCGATTTAGTTTCATAAATGCTGTTTTAATTGAATCAAAATTACCATATGGAGTTTCTATTGCCTTAGCATTATTATTTTTTCCTCCGGTTTGATTCACAAAAGGCCGAGAACCTCTAAGATTTTTTTTGTGCTGTTCTGTTTTTGGCACACCCGTTAGTCGGGTTCTATTGATTA